GTGGACTACGATCAGCTACACCATTTAGATTGATTGACATTTTAATGAATGCCGTAGATGCATTCTTACTATCTGGGATATATCCGATACCTTCAGAAAGAGATACCAAAGAACTACGCAACTGTGCAGTACCAAGGAAGGATTCGTTCAATGCGAAGTTGGCAGTCAACGCATTCACGTGCGTATTATATGCCAAAACATCTAATAGGTTTGATAAACCCGATGCTTCGAAATTGAAGTCCTTAAACTCCTTTTCCTGTTGAAGGTATTCTTTCAGATTGTTCTTGATTGCCTGAAAGTCTAATGCTGTTGATTTTATTGTTGTTGCCATTTATCTTAACCTACTTAATACGGTAGTAAATTCTACAAGTTCTCCAGTATTGATTACCTTAAAGATAACCGTTACTTCAGCTGAGTTGTAGTCTGGTTGCATGTTGACCAACACCTTTAGTGTAGGTATGTCAACACGAGGTTCATATACTTCTAATACATTCTTAATCTCACGAATTACAGACTTCTCTGTTCCACCGTCTGCAAGTTCAAATAAGAAATTATAAAGGTTTCCACCATAATATGGATTGAATGGTTTCTCTCCTTGGTTAGTCAATAGGAGATTCTTTACCGCAAACTTCACTGACTCTACATTTAGTTTCTTGTAGATATCTCTAGTTTGCGATTTGAGAGCCAACGACAAATCTATATCAGAGTATTCTTTGTTACGTGTTGCGGTAACAGTAGACGCTGATGATAGATTAGTGTCTTCTATCGATAATGCTCTTGTGATTGCCATATTAGTCTCTTAAATAACCTTGTATCTATTTATACGTTTTAATCTAGTTTTACTTCGATTAATTCCTTAGATGATAGTAACTTACTATTATAAGTTGTTGTTACCGATCCCTTGAAATCTAAATCAAATGATTCTGAAACCTCAGGCATCTCGATCGCAATCTGAGATGTCAGAGATCCGTCTGGGTTATAGATGTCATAATCCAGAGTTAACTTGTCAAAGAAACAATAGTCTTTCCAATATTCTGCAATATCGAATGTTGCACTGTGATCTATCTTGCCTTCTCTATCAATAACCTGATATACTACGAGACGACCGTCTTGTTTCTTTACGTTGTCTCCCCCTACTGTTTCTAGAGGGCCACCTTTGTAAATACCTTCACTCACAATAAGACGTACATTGTTAAACAAGTCTGTGTTACCGTTAATTGTTCTGTACATCTCTGCATGTAAATAAAGGTTACGTGCAATTTGTTTTCTTTCTTCTGCCGTACCGATATGTGAGAAAGGTGTCTTGTCTCCATATGCACCAAGGTATTTCGCAATGGTTACGCCTGGCGCTAACTTAGTTCTTGATGAGATCTTATCTCCATCCAGAAAGTTTGGATTGTATAATGGATCTGGTAATATAATCATCCTTTAAACCTCTTACCTCTATTCTCAATTGAATTACCGATCGGTACAAATCCAAATCGAGAAGACTCTGATGTACCAACAGTTCTTCCGATCTTAGGTGGACTTGAGTTATCAAATTGTGAGTTTAGTTTACCTTCCGCAACCATCTTGTTTCCAATAAGAGAACGGTTCGCAGTATCACGAATCGTAGATCTAATCTCTTGTGTTGTCGGAACCTTTTCAAATAATCCTTCGTAGTCATCACGTAGAAGTATCTTGTTCTTCAATACGTCACCAGCATCTACTGTCACGGTACGTACAGAGAAGTCACCCATAGTCATCATGGCACCAATTGCATCTGCAAGTGGTACAGGTTTCTTCGGTGTTGGTGTCTCTTGTGATTCTACTGCTTTCTTAACTGTTGGGTTAGGGCCAGATCCACCTGCTCCTAATGCACCAGCGGTTCCCGCTTTGGTTGCTTGGTGTGCAGTCTTTGCCTTATCACATACGTTTGCGTTATAAGATCGAATCGCTTCCGTTGCTTGTCCGTGGAATGATCCGTAGAACGCAGCTCCAGATGCAAACGGAACCGCACCTTTTGGCCCCATGTAAACAGGTGAAGTCATCTCTACCTGTTCACCACCAATCACACCTTTCATACCCATGACAGATAATTCAGATCCAGTGATTGCCATTACTGGTGCAGTCTGAATGTATTCATCTTTTGCAGTCATGATCAAACGGTTGTCAGTAAACACATTGAGTTCTCCCTCAACGTGTTCCTTAGAATATCCCTTAGTCCATTCTGTATTGTTACCCAATATCAATTCAGACTTGTTCTCTACGGTCTTATATGATGCAGATTGTTTTGTGATGTATTCTGTGTTACCTGATACTTCGGTTCTTTTATTTAACAATACATGTTGCTTATTGTGTCCATGTATGTTAAGATTATGGTTACCACCTACGTCCATGTTCCAGTCACCTGTAACCGTCTGGTTCAAATTACCTTTATAGACCATCTCTGCATCACCCTCTACGATGACCGTATTGTCTCCTCCAGTCACCTCGACTTTATTGTTCGGGGATGATATGATAATAGAACCGTCAGCTCGCATTTCAATACCACCACCTTTACGATGTTTGATAAGAATACGTTCACCGCCTGGCGTGTCATCGTGTTCGATCACATGTCCAGATGCAGTCTCCATAACCTGATTGAAAGGATACTGAGAAGGTTGTTGATCTTCTACATTTAACGAGACATTGAAGTCCCCACCCCCAAGATAAAGTTCATTTACCTCGAATCCACGGGCAGCCTTATTCAGTGAAGACGAATAGTGATAATTTGTTTTGGGAAACTCACCAGTAGGATCTTGGAAACCATCTAGTGGTACTCCGAGTGTTCCTTCTTTGGCTGGGTTTGTTCCCTGTTTATTTTTTTCGCTTTCTATTGTCATTGTGGTTTCTTCGTTATCAATTCTTTTGGTTTCATCACTTTGTCGTTCGCAAGATCTTCATATACAGATTTCTTACGGAATACCGTTTCAACATATTCAGATACTTGGAAATGTGGATCTGATACTAGTGGTTGTATTTCGTTATGTCCAAATACCTGACCACCAAAGTATCTACGGTAGAATGCTTCACATACTGCCTCTAGTGTAGACATTTGTTCACGAGTAAACGATTGAGAAGATCTATATGTCAATGGATCGGGACATCCAGTAGAACAATTCAATCCACCGATTAGACATATATCGATTGAGTTTTCACCGTGACCATTTGCACCGTTAGTTTCACCGATCTTATCTAATGGTCGTCCTCTCTGTAGTTTACCGTCTCGTCTTATCACCAGATGATACTTGATACCATCTTCTCCTGATTGATTGTGTTGTACATGTAACTCTTCACAACCAATGTTCTGGTTAGTGTATGTGTCGCTCGAATGAACAATCATCTCTGTGATAGGTCGGTTGATCTTCTTAAATTGTAGTCCTAATTCTTCTTTTGAATCTATGTAAGTAAATGATTCGAATGCAGTCTTCTCGCCATCGAAACGTTTTAATGTTTCACTAAGGTCATACTCTTTAGTAGCAAAAGAATCCGCAGTCGTTACAAGACTTCCTGATATAGTCGTATCTAGTTTAGATAGATCTGCTTCAGTTGCAAATACACGTGCTTCAACTTCGTTTATCTCTTCATCTGAAATATCAGCTGCCTTTGCCTTTACCTCTAACTCTCTAACAAACTCACTGTTTGTCTTACCGTCATCAATTGTTCCGATTACTTTCTTCATCTTAGGTGACAGTGCAGTATCGTTTTTAATTGTTGTCTGTGTCGCTTTTGCAAGACCTTCTGGTGTTCCGTCAAGAGAATCAGAAACGATACTGGATATTGTACTTAGATCCAATTGTGCGTTAGATGTAAATGCACGGATCTTTGATGATGCATCGTTAGTAATGTTCTCAGTAAAGTCTTGTAATAATCCAAGACCAGTCTTTACTGGGGATTTATCAATAAACCCTTCAAGATCTTTCTGTGCTTTCTTCAATCCATCAAGTGGATTGTTTACACCTGAAGTGACTTCTTTCGCAATATCATCTGCACTGGCAGAAATACTATTGACATTACCCTTTACATCGTCTATACTACCAATAGAAACTTTGTTCGTAACATTACTCAGATCTGGTGCATTTGCATTCAGTGAAGGAACGGCAGATACTTCCTTGATCACATCACTGATCATGTTTTCTGCTTTCTTTAATGTATCGGTAATCGCACTCAGTCCACCCGATGCACCACCACCTGTTCCAGATGCAGCTTTTGTTTCGGATGCGACTGCCTGTATCTTAGACTTCAATGCACCTGATTTACCTTCAACATCACTTGCAGTAGCATCGATTGCATCTAGAGAAGATGCACCTAAAGTTGCAGTTTCTAGTTTTGCGACAGGGGCGCCTAATCCAGTAAGTTGTTGTACTACCGATGATACAGGTTGATTCTCTGTTGCACCCGCTGTAATTGTTGGTGCATCAACAGGAAGTTGTCCGTCCGAGTCTGCCTCAGATGGATCTGCACTATGTGATGATACTGAAATAGTAGGAACAGATAAATCTAATTGTATTGAAGTCGGATCGGGTATTCCTGATAATCCAGTTACATTATCACCAAAGGAACACATTGCATCACCCATCGAAGTCTCACCAGCATTATCTATTTTACTTTCTAGTGATTCTATACCAGCGTGTATACTGCCTGGCCCATTACCAAGAAGTGTTGCGTTTTTGGCAAAGGTATTCTCCTTCAATGATTTTGCTTGACTATCGATCTTAGTGTCAAAGTCCTGACCAAGTTGGGTAGCACTTAACTTTGCGTTTAATTGACTTTTATTTAACGGCATTTACTCACCCAATAGTTCCTGAAGTTTAACAGCAATAACGTCCACTACTCTAAAGTCGTCCTTCTTCCTTAGACCAAGGTAATACTTGGCAAAGAGTCTTTGACAACTCTTATCATTATTTTTCTCTAAAGTGTCTGATCTCAATAGTCGTATGTTTGCAGCTGCTTGACTACTATTTAGTTCGTACTTAGTGAAGACCAATTGTGAACTATACTTTCTCCAGTCGTTAGAGAAGTTCTTTAATAACTGTTTTCTTGTACCTGTCCATGCACCAATACCAAGAGGATTCAGATCAGTAACATCTTCGGCCGCAGTTTCATTTAATCCAGAGACATGTATTAGACCAGCCATGATACCAATCGATTGGAACATAGTGTAACCTTGTGCAAGGAAATACTTAACACCCTCAACCTTACGTGCTTCAAGTGTTCTATTATAAACGAAACCGAAATCATCGTCTTTGACTTTTACTGGATCGATAACCTTTATTTCTTGTTCATAAAACAACTCTTCCTGATCGATTCTTTCTTGTACCGTATTGAACTCTACTTGTCTTTGTATACGAGTAGGATATTCTATCTTGGGTATTGATCCCAAAACAAGCGGAACCTGAGATGCAGATCCATCCATAAAGAATCCGAATACAGTTGCACCAGAAGTAAGTCTAGGTGTTCTACCCAAACCAGATACTCCAGCTTCAGTCGTAGGTAATACAACTTGGGCCCAAGGTAAGTCGTTTTGTTTTATCTCTCTTGTCGATGGGTTATGTACACCGTGAATACGAATCTTTACACGTCCTTCTAAACCATATGGGGGCGTGTGGTCAATCACGTCTGCAATAAACCAACGAGTGTTATCACCGTAATATTCTGTTTGAATTGCCTTCATTATCCCCTCACCAACTTGCATACAGTCATAACAACATCATGACGTGTATTCTTGAATGTGTGTCGTGTGTTATAGATTAAGAAATCACCTGTACGTAAGTTATCAAACACTTCGGTAGATTCTGGATCACCATCATCTGATATAGTTTGAATATTTACAATGTCACCAACACTTGCTTTCGATACAATGAAACCAGCGCCTGGAACTGTAACCTCAAACTGATTCTTATATAACATATTCCGAATAGATCTGTTAACTAACTTGTTTGTAAAACTAGATTCTTTTAATTCGTCATGGTAACTTTTCTTTGTACCATATGTTCCAGTAGATGTTATTTGATGATAGACTCTTGCATTTCCATCGGCCACATTCTTGTCATCAAGTACAAACTCTTCGGGGTATACATTTTGAACTTTCTCTGATGGTATTATACCAGCATTAGATAAATTCTTCAAGGTTTTTCTTACATCAAAATGTGCAGAACTTATTTGCCCTGTGTTTAAATTTGTGTTATTATACAATGCACCTACACCACCTGCCATCATTTGTTTCAATGTGTTCTGTAGTTTAGCTGCTCTCATTGTTTGTACTTGGAATGTACGATGTAATGGAGACTTTGATTCTGTCTGTTTTACGTTAGCAGGTGAATACAAATAAGGTAACTCACTATTCCAAGGTGTCTGTTCTAACATCTTATCCAGACTACCCAATCTAATATTGGTGTCATGTATAGATGCATACAAGAATAGAGGACAACCTGATACTGTGGTCGCACGATCTCTTAACCAATCACATGCTTCTAATGGATTCAAGTAAGGTACTAGAACCGTAATATTGTTCTGTACTGTTGGATTAAGATACGATAAGTCTACATCTTTGTTGAGGTCTTGTCCACATATCTTAGTAATCTCTTTCTCTAATGTATCCGAAATAGTACGAGATATTTTCTTGGACTTACTTAAAATTGCGTGTTCGTCCATGATAGTAAACAGATATATACTGGCTTGGCCAGCATCGTTACTTTTAATCACTTGATCAATACTAGTCATTATAAACGATCTGGACATTACTGGTACTAAAGTTTTATCTTCAGACGCCATCTCAATAAAGATTCTTTCGGTTCCAGAGAATCCCATACCATCAACAAAACCCTGATCATCTGATATTGCAATCTGACCAGAGATGTATGGTTTCTCTAAACTCTCAAAGAATACCAATTCAACAATATTTGAGTTGACGTTAATCCTGTTACCAGCATCATCACCACCCATACCCTCAGATGTAATGTACGCCTGAGTTATCTTATATTGTGATTGGTTGTCGTTTTGTGTACTCATCTATTACTCATCAACCTGTAAAATTCTTTTACTACACTTTCTACTGCATCACCCTTTAATATCTTAATCTGTTTTAGATCATTATTCTTGGCGGTCAGTCTCTCAATATTAGTTACTGGATTAAGACTAGAAGGAATAGTTTCGGTAAACGGATCAATGTCCACCCACTCACCGTCAGCATTCTCGTAATGATGTACCGCATTGTATTGTGCGGTTTCTTTGTGTATACGTGCAAACACAGTGAGACCAGTAGTTTCATCACGGAAGTATACTTGTTCACCTTGAGTAAATGTTGCATCCCTTCGATTGTATTTGGCGACTCTGATCTTAAATGTGTATTCGAAGTTACCGACTTCAAACGGTATATTGATTACTTTAGCTCTACTGTCAAGACTTTCAAGAGTAATACTATAACCACCTAAGATGATAGGATCTGAACTAGGGTTATCTAAGTCTTGTTTCTCTAATACCCATAAATCAGTTTGATGGAACTTCTCTTGTTCATCCGATAAAGTCAATGTGGTCGCACCATTACTATTAACATCAAGTACGACATCTCGGTTCTCTACAACAAAAGTAGTATTAGTATCAACTATGAGTTGACCTAGATCAAGATTACGTTTTATGATTGTTCCTACCGTACCTGATTGTTGACCGACTATTTGTCTACCTACTTTAAAGTCATAACCACCCTCTGCGGTGGCAATATCTGCGGTAGTTGTCAATACTCTGTGTGGATAAAATCCTTTTGCACGTTCTAGTACTTCTTCGTTCTTTAATGGCCAACCCGACTCACGTAAGTGGTCATTCATGAGATAAAATGTCCAGTAATAGTTGGTGTCACCATATAATTGTAATGACAATGTGTCTGGTCGATCACCTGACTTAATCATGTAATCTTCATAGAAAGACTTTTGTGGTTTGACTTGATCAATTATATCAACATACTGTGTAAGGTTTTGTATGAGAGAATAATTCGTCTCATCACCAAACTTGTAATATAGTTTCTCAAACCGTTGAAAATATTTTGTACTCATTAGTATCCAACTCCATCCGCATCTGTCTCAAGAATATCTTTCTTGGATAGGGTAACGGTTTCGGTAAAGTTAAGGTTCATGTCCACTTCCAAGAACTCACCATCATCATGGAACGCCATCTGACTTGCATTGTATGTGGTATCGACCGAACGTAAGAAACAAGGTTTTACTTTATGTGCAATAGTCTTACCATCATACTCGAACTCGATGTTGAACTTGTTTGGGAAGTTATAACCAAGAGAGATCTCTTGACCACCAATAGTTACTGGAATGTCTTCGGGATATAATTCACTACGGAAGAAGTTGACGATCCTCTTTATCTGTTCTGACTCAGCTTTAGATCTCGCAATCATCTTGAAATTAAATTGGAACTCACGCATGTTAACTTGTTTGAATAACGAGCGTGTGTTTGGATTAGTAGTAACACCAGTCTGTAGTTTCAAACCTGCCGTAACCTCATCACTAAATTTACCAGCTGCTTGTGATAGACGTACAGTCGCTAATTTTGCGAGACCATCACTTGCACCACCACCAGAAATTCCCTGTACAAATGATCCAACACCATCTGCCATAGAACCAAGTATAGATGCACCACCTGCCACCGCAGCTCCTGTCGTACCTACATCAACGTTTTCGTATGTAACATTATCCCTGAACTGTAAACCCTGTGGAAGATATAGTAGTACTTCGGTGTCAACGATTTGTCTTGGTCTCAATCCCATTTCGGTTTCATTCGTTACTCCATTGAATGCACCTACATCTTTTGCGAGTTCTTCTAGTTGCGCTTGAACTTCTTCTAGATCTTTCATGGTAGACTCGGACGCTTGCCCTGCCCCACCCTCACTTTCTTTCGCTTCTGCTTTTGCTTGATTGAGTAACTCATTTCTCTTTTCTTTCAGCGATTGCATATCCGTCTTTTTGTCAGACAATATGTCTCCCAGACCAGTATTGAAATATTTCTCTGCAAACAGAGTAAATCTGATCCTTCCTTTATAATCACCTTCGTCATGAAGAGGATAATTGTATATGTTTTTTGCGCTCATAACTTTTCCACTAAATAGGGTTATTGAAAACTACTAATTCTATTTATAAGGATTTTATGGCATATTCAGGCAAATTTAAACCTAAAAACCCAGATAAGTATTTGGGTGATGTGACTAACATCGTATACAGATCCCTGTGGGAAAAGTATGTGATGAAGTATTGTGATAACTCTTCGGATGTCAAAGAATGGGGATCAGAAGAGATTGTTATACCTTATCTATATGAAGTAGACAGAAAATATCATCGTTACTTCATGGATTTTGTTATTGTGTACAAGAACGGACAAACCAAACTGATCGAAGTCAAGCCATTCAAAGAAACTCAATTACCCAAGATGAAAGGTAGACGTACTAAACGTATGTTAACAGAATCATTTACCTATGTCAAGAACCAGAACAAATGGAAGGCGGCCGTAGAATATGCAAAAGATCGGGGGTGGGGATTCGAGATCTGGACAGAAAAAGAACTAACTGCAATGGGATTGATGCCTAAATCAACTAAACCATTAAAACCTTTTAAAAAACGTAACAAATAGGTATAAATAGAAACATGAGTAATTTATTCAACAGACTAGAACTACAGGCATTCCGTGCGGGCATTACACCTCGTACTAAGGAAAGTCGTGATTGGTTCAGACAAAAGGCATCGAATCTACGATCGATTAACCGTGAAGCATTGATGAAAGAAGATCCGTTGAAAAGACGTGATGTATCAAAGGCGGATAATCGAGAGTTGATTGGTTCTATGCAGATGTTCTTCTATGATCCGAAACATAAGAAGACATTACCATACTATGATGTCTTTCCGTTAGTAATTATTATTGGGCCCGCAGAAGGTGGATTCTACGGTCTCAACTTACATTACTTGCCTCCGATTCTTCGTGCGAAGTTTCTGGATGCATTGATGGATGTACTCGGTGCGAAGATGACCAAGACCGCAAGGATGCGGTTAACCTATGGCATCTTACAGAAGACCGCAAAGATGCGGTACTATAAACCTTGTTTGAAACACTATCTGACTAAACATGTAAAGAGTCGTTTTGCAGAAGTTCAAACACCAGAGTGGGAAATTGCGACTTTCTTACCGACTGCACAGTTCAGAAAAGCAAACTCACAGAAAGTATTCTACGATTCAAGGCAAATGATAGATGGCTAATTCAACAAACAGACTAGGTTCTATTGAAGGACTGAAAACCCTTATGGGTAGATCCGATGGTTTTCAAAGACCTAATCTATTCCGTGTTCAGTTACCTCCGATTGATGGTTACGACACCAAAGATTTAAACTTATTGTGTAAGGCAGTATTATTGCCTGGCAGACAGATCGGTACAATTGAGAAACAGTTAGGTACATACAAGTACGATATAGTAAATGCACAGACTGTATCAGAAGTAACCATGACGTTCCATGTACCATCAACACACATAGTAAAGAACTACTTCGAAGACTGGCAAAGTATTGCGTGGAACAAAGGTGAAGTAGGATACTTTAAAGATTACGCAAGAGATCTCAAGATTGAGACTCTAAAGACAGGTGCGACTATTCCTGCCTTTAATAAACAAATACCTTTTTTGAAAAAGATTAGTCCGACTATCCGTAATCGACTACCAGACATTGGGCCATTTAAATTGTCCCAAGGTGAAGTAGATTTGGATTTGGGTACAAAGGACGAAAAGACATACACTTGTCGTTTGATCGAAGCGTTTCCAACGACAATGAGTGATACACAGTTGGGTGATGACCAAGAGAATGCAATCATGGAACTCACAGTATCATTTAAGTATAGAGATTGGGAATCGACTGCCCACGATGCGAAGAGTTTGTTTAGTTCAATACTTAGTGGCGGACTAAATATCTTCAGTTGAGATAAACTATTTCTAAATTATTAGGAGAATGAAATGGCATTACCAAAGTTAAATACAGCACCGATATATGAATTGTCGGTTCCTTCAACAGGAGATCGTGTCAGCTACAGACCATATCTTGTTAAGGAAGAAAAAGTTCTTATGATGGCGTTTGAATCTGGTGATCAGAGACAAGCACTAAAAGCTATCGTAGCAACTATTGATGCGTGTATTCAAGATAAAATAAACGTAGCAGAAC